GTGCAACGCTAGGAAAGTTTTGCCGGTTCCCGCAGAACCATATAGGACGAGTGCTTCTTCACCGTCTTGATATGCACCAAAGAAATCTTGTTGTGTGTCTGTGAGTGCGGAAATTGGTTTTAGATTCTTAAGCGTGATACCTCTACCACTTGCTCCAGATAATTTAGCGGGGTAATTTTGACCCATGTCAGAAATCATAACTCTATCAAGTTGTTTTTGCTGTCGATTAATGCGACGTGCTTGCCGCTCAATCTGAGGATTAGGAGATGTTGTTAATGAAGATTTCCGTGCAGTTCTTGCCATTAAGTTTCCAATCAGGGTTATATAATGAAATAGGAAGACAATCTTTCAACTGTCTTCCTATTTATTTTATGTAAATGAACTATATCCAGGCCGAGCACCAGGAGCCGAATGGATTTTATTCAACACCTCTTTCCAGCCATCGCCAGCGCCCCGACCATATCCGGCAGTAGCAATAGAATATGCAACTAAAGGTGCGCCTAACATACGAGTAATATTACCTTCAGAGTTGCACGATGGGCAAAAATCTAATGATACAATATCTCGGTCAGCAATTTTCTTTGACTGCTCAAAGACGTGCCCACAATCAGAGCACTGATAATTATATAAAGCCATTATCCTAAGATAATCTTAGGGGTAGGTGGTGTGATGATTTTTCCAAATCGCTGATTGTAATGTGCAAGAATTTCGTCACCTGGAATGGCTACAACTGCAGTTCCAGTAGGAATAGCAATACCATCTTCAGTCTTACAGAAAGGTAGATATTCTACAATACCCATTCGCATCTGACCGGTACTCTCATCAGGTTGTGTAAGAATCTGTAGAGGGTTGACCATAAGATACGCTCCAGCGGTCTCAGTAACTTCTCCGAGGATTTGATCGCCATTAGCCAAGACTAAGACTAGGATATCGGAAGTATTTTCAACGTTATTCATTTATAATTTCACTTTCAGGTTTTACATTACAGCACATAATTGATTTCGGATCGATCACTTTACAGGTAGAACATTCGAAACCAACAAAAATTTTATCACCTTCTCTCCAAGTAACGACTTTACCTTCTTCGTTTCTAAAGAGATGTGATAACCAATGGGAAAATCTATTTATCATCAGTAACCACGATACCCACGTGCATAAGCTTCTTCATTCTTGATGCGCTGAATATTGCCTAGACACATGGCGTACTGCTCATTCTGATATCCTGCACAATATCCATGAAGTTCTGGATTGTACATAGTAGCTTGAGAAGGACTGATCACAACAGGAGGTTGATTATACATTAGTTGAGACGGTTGTACAACATACCCTGGATGAATGTAGACGTGTCTAGGCTGCGTTACAACAGCTCCGATGATTGCTCCTACAATAAACGACCCAGGATCGGCTATAGTCGCTGTAGCAGAAGTGGCAATAATAATACTAAGAAGGAGTTTTTTGAGTTTCATCTTTTTTCTCGATTAGTTGTTCATGTGTAGATTCTAACACAGTTTCATGTACTTTACGAAAAATCATGTCAAAATTATCACGATACTCTTGACTCGAAATCTTCGTAATAATAGAATCACCGGTAATATCGTTCTTACTCATAGTAGGAACTCCAACAATTTCTCAGAAGACAATGATCCAGTTGACCGAGCCACCTCATTGCCAAGTTCGTCTAGTTTAATCAGAGTAGGAATTGAGCGAATATTATATTGTTTTGCCAATTCTGGTGACACGTCTGTATCAACATGGATAATTTCTACATTTTCTAATTTATGTTGCATGACAAATAGTTGATTATCCATTTGAGAACAGGGTCCACACCAAGATGCACTAATCTTCAAAACTTTAGTTTTCATAATTATCCTTCTTTAAAAATGTTTTTGTCGATTATCGACATCTTTACAGTATGAACTTTACTCAATGGAACAGGGTATTGAATATTCACACTTGCTTCAGATTCTGTCCCCATAGTCATTACTGATAGACCAAATTTTTTAGCGATGTGGCGCACTGCCATATTTTTTGTAAGACACACCATGTAAATCTTATCTACTCTAAATTCTGTAGCAAGTTGGTATCCACGAGCAAACATGAGTTGACCAAGTTTCTTTCCTCGGTGTTCTACAGAAGTCGTAAATGCAAATTCAGCAACATCATCATATATAGCAACATGAAGAGATGCTACGATTATATCTGAATCATCGACTATGCCGAACCAAAAATCTGATTTATTTTTAGCATTGATAGTAGACAATGATTTCTGAACATAATGACATAATTGTACATCAGATATAGAATAGCCAAATCTGAGATACCTATCATCTACAGATAGTTCAGATATATGTGACACGATTCTATCAGAGTCTTCTGGAAATAATCGAACTAGAGAATATGCAAATGTTTCCATTAGATTGACCTCACAACGGCATCCATAATTTCAGTTTCGTATTTATTCTTTTTAGATAGAACCTTTACTGCGTATACAGGAGCTTTACCAAGAGAACCATTATATCTAAGAAGGGTTTCTACATCCGTCATCGATTTATCAGAATATTCTCGAAGAATTTGTGTACCAACATTAATATTATGTTTAGGATCAAACAGGGCTACAGATGTTGTTTTATCGCGATGCCATGATGCCGCAATCTGAAGTAATCCGATAGGACCAGTAGGTGAGATAGCATTATACTTAAACCCAGATTCAATAGCCATGACAGATAGAATAAGAAGAGGGTCTACATTATATTTTGCACCTGCCTCATAAATCCATAGTGCATATTTTTTTGCAACTTTTAATGGTAATTTACCGTCACGCTTAATGATATCTGCAGCTGCATCCAGAACTACACCTTGCTCCAGATCTGACCCTCGCTTCATTTCTAGTTGGATTTGTTGCTCACGTTGGATTTTTTGTTCGTGCGATATATTTAGAACTACACCATATGTTAGGATAGCACCAATAACGAAACAGATTATAAATGTCTTTAGATATCGAATGATCTTTGTCAAGAACTGCGGTCGAGAATGGAATAATGTGAATGTTTTCATGTTTAATTTAATAGTTGGACTACTATTTATTATAACACGTCTTGTTCTATCCTATATGAAAAATGCTCAGTATAACGAATAGGTCTGATAATCTTTACATCTCGAACATTGATGTAACGAACAGTAGGTAGAAATTGTTCATCAGAGTATTGTTGAATGAGAAGGTACATATCACCCATTATAGTAGCAACATCAAATTCTTGTCCAATCATGTCAGCATACCAATATGATGGAATCGACGCCTTTAAAATCTTTACTCTGTGTCCGTGTCGCATACAGGAACTTTCTTGATAAGGTGATCTCTACGAACTCTCACCATGATCCACGAATTAAAAAATTCATCTGGTTTTAGGAGACAATCTGAAGTGAATTGTTCCTTAGCTTCTAGGTACGAGAGCATTGACTCAGTCTCGGCAAAAGCGATAATTTCTCTCTTAAAATCATCTACACCACATTTTTCTATCTCTAATTTTAGAGCATCAGAACTTCCATAGTAAGTTCTCCAATCTGAGGGAACAAGAGATCGAATTTTCTTTTTACGTTTGATTCCAGACTTTAGTGTCACGGTTTTTAAAGCTGTTTTTTTAAACCACAACTTTTTCTTGCCGACATACTTTTTACCTGTTGATATCTGAGTGATGATGTAAATAAAGCCGACAAACAAAGGATCAACTTCATTTATCGGCTCAGCATTATAGGTCCATTCTGTGGTCATAATTTAGAGCATATTGTTGTATGCTCTATTTAATTATGTCAAAAGGAAACTTCACATGATCCACCTGAACAAGCGGCACCTGCTAAAGAATCTACAGAAACATATGATCGTTCACCTAATTCTTTGGAAAAATCAATGAATTTGATTGATCGTTGAATATTGCTCCACTTATGAAGATTATAACAATCTTTTAAACATGCTGTCATTTTTGTATTATCAGAACCAAAATAATTTAACGAGAATTTAGTGGCACGACGAATCCAATCTCGCTTCAATAAATCTTCAGATTCTTCACTTAATTTTAGACCATGTCCAGTTAAAGTATCACATGCCAACCAAAGATTCTCATTAAAAGCACGGAGGGCTTCTACAATTAACCCTGATGCAAACATTGATCCTTCACCGTAAGTTTTAGTAATATCAGCAAAAGTCAAAACCTCGGTAAAAGGTGCTTGAACAAATGCCTTATCACCGTGTGCGCTCATTAATGAGACACCAGCAAACCATTTACGATTATCGAATAGATACTGTTCTACTTCATCCCAATCATCAACAGTAATTGTATTGCTCACATTGTGGCGCAATTTAGGATGAACACATAACTCAACCTCTGTACCATACTCTACCCAATACTGCTGTGCAAGTTTTACATATTCTAATTGTTTCACTCCCAATAGATCTGATTTGTATATGGAGCCTTCTTTTGTTTCTACAGGAAATGCTACAACGACATCGGTACCGTTTGAACTCCATACAGATCTTTCAACCATTTTGGGGTTAATTTCTTGAATATATTTTGCAACATCATCATTGACATTCATTTGAACATGACGGAAATATTTAGCAGAATGTTCGCCATGGATACCTGATGCTGTACCCAAAATTACCGAAGCATTACCTGAAGGTTTAACACATGTAGTACGTGCTGCAGGATTGATACCAATGATAGACGCAATTTCACGATTAATTTTTTTAATTAACGTTGCACCATCAATCATATTTTGTTTATCGAAAAGCACATCTGGATTATTCATCCATCCAGTAATCGAGCAACCGATCAATGCCTCTCGGTCAGTGATCGTTTTTGTAGCTTGCGTAACATATTTGAAATTTGTATAACCTGCTTGAATAGTACCCAAGATTGCGGATGCTTTACACGCACGCATAAACGTTTCACGATCAATACATTTACCACCATTAATCTCGGTAAGATTGCAGAATTGAAAACCAGATACACCGTCCTCGGTAACTGGGCGCATACCGATTTCAACACAAGGATTATATAGAAACTCATCTGAATCTGAAAAGATAAATCCTGGCTCACCGAAGTCTTTAACAGACTTCATAATATTTGCCCACTCATCACGAGTAAGGTCATCTCTAACAATAATGGCAGAATTATTGGATCTTCCACGTTGAGGATTGTGAACAAACCAATCACCAGTTTTTGCAGTAAGCATATCTTGATCATCTTTATCAAATACACAAATGGTCGCAGAACGGCGAACACCACCAGAAAGAACTGCATCACTCATATGCATCACTAGATCATATGCTGTAATGGAATTGATTTTATTTACTGGTTTATCAGATAAAAGATTTTCGATAAGATCTTCACATTTAATCAGAGATTTACGCAAACCATCTGGACCAGGTGCCTTGAATCCACCAGAAATTTTAGAACCTTCTGGGCGAATCTTTGTAAAATCGAAGTGAACTTGACATCCACGATATTCTGGATGCGTTCCACCCTCTGTAAAATATGAACTCAATAATACGGCAACCGCGTCAGACCAACCTTCAATTGAATCTGGGACTTGAAAGATCTTTACTTTTTTCTGTGAACGGCGAGCAACAGTTGGTAATTTATTGATGTTTTTATATTGGACAGAAAATCCGACCCCGCATCCAGATAACATCAAATACAGACATTCATTAAAAAATGCAGGACGATCAACGTATGACACAGAACAATTATACAGACGAGATTCATGCTTAAAAATCTGATCGCCGCCAAATTGTAAGGCGCGTTGAGCACCAAGAACTAATTTATCTTTATATGCATCTTGAGCATAGTCCATAGCTACAAGTAGTTCAGGGGTCATCTTGTCTGCATATTTTTGTTTATGCATATTCATGACTCGATCAACAGAATCTTCCCATGTCTCATATCGATTTTCCACATCTAACCAACGTGAATATCCCATATAAAATTTAGATTCTGATAACATAGCATTTCCATGATTCATTCGTTGTTTCTTTCTTTGTTAAATTTTTTTCCAGCGGTCAAACAGCACCTGAGCACTCAACCCAGAGTACGTGTTTTGATCAATTATTTTCTGCGGGTCTTTACCCATGTTCACGAGATCATTAATATCTACTTTTTCACCATGACCAACCGGCCAAATGACGATTTTATAACCTTTAGTAATAGCATCCTGGTACATCTTGCAAATCTGCAAATTTCTAGGTTCTGCATCGAATACTAAAGTGATTAGATCTCTATTTATTACTGTCTTCAACTTTTCTGCAGTAGAAACTAGAGAAGCATTAACAGAAGCTATACAATTTTTCAGAAACAAACTATCGATTGGACCTTCTACAATAGTTACAGGCTTCGTGAAATCTGCGCGATCAAGTCCGAAGATATTAGGAATCTTTGGATTAATCCGAATAGTAATATATTTCTGAGAACTCTTTCCAGATAAATCTCGTCCTTGAAAAGCGAACACATTACCTACCCTATCAAAGAAAGGAATTATCAATCTTGGTTCATCTTTAGAACTAACATTCAAATCAGGATTATATTTTGATGCAAATTCGAAGAATCTATCAGTGTACTGAAAAGGGTATTCAGGAATATGTCTAGAATCGACGTAGAGGCGTGCTGGATGACTTGTGGGTAGATCTTTGATATAACATATGTCTAACGTAGTTAATTCAACCACAGCCTTTCTAGGAGGTTCCTGTGCAGCAATTGGTTTTGATACAATTACTGGACCAGCCGTAGCGTTAGATTTATATCGTTCAAAAATATATTCACTGTGAAGCGATGGAAAATATGTCTTGATATATCCTATTAGATTCGAAGAGTAGTCGCAGTTAAAACATTTTACAAATAAACAATCGTCTTTTTGAATGATATGAAAGCGACATTTCGATTTACTAGTTGCAGAATCGCCACAAATATTGCAACGACCGTTTCCATGAAATGGGTTTTCTTTCTTAATTTTCCAGCGTTCTATATTTTGACCAACAAACCTAGCATATTTGATTTGAATATATAGATCAGACATTACTATCAACAAAATCAAAGGTCATATATGTGGAATAATCTAGAGGTTGAGTATCTAGTGCTAAGATAGAATCTTTTACTTCAATTAATTGACTCTCCAATATACAAATCTGACGCTTCTTACGGGCAAGAAAATTTATCTTAGCATCTTCTGGCGTCTTAGATGCATATTGTTTTACCTTTTCAAGATTCACAAATTTCTTAACCCCACCGGATTGTAGAATCCATACCCCACATTTTGTATCACGAATAGAGTCATACTCATGCAGATATACACAACAATATTCGCTCGTATGATAAATTTTAATATTGTTTGAATCAAAAAGATTAGATGAATATCGATATAGCTTCATTGCGGGAATTCCAGTTCTTGTTGAACCAAGAAACCGTCTGATTTATATTCTTCCATCGTATCACGAATATTTTTATTCTCGTAATGTTTTATGATGGTGTCATGCAGAGTTTCTTCTTGCACGATATGTTCACCAAGGATTTTCACATAATACATGGAGAAAAACTCGTTCGCCATTTCCGAATTGCGAATATCTTCATGAAGAATTTCCACCATATAACCACCAAATGGAAAATATAGTTCATGTTTATAGTTATGAAAAAATCTTCCATCCTGCATATATTCTACATATCGAATAGAAATTGGTCGATATAAGATCACAGATGGTTTACCAGATAACTTCTGCGTAGATTCGCCGACGTAAAATCCCATCACGTTTTCACCGAACTTAGTGCGAATAGACAAAACTACAGAATCTTCTTTATTGATCACATTTTACTCCATTACAAAAATTAATTATAACATCAAAATGGTATGTTCACTATGTCTAGATCGAATCCCTCTGCGGTAAGGAGCTTAATCCGTTCTCCAAAATGGTTGAATGTATAGTTTACCTTAGACTTATATGTTAGATTATCACCTATATCATACAATTTGCAGTGGGTCTTTCCTGTCTTTAGACGAAGACCTCGGCCGATACTCTGCAGAAATGTAATTTTCGACTTAATTGGGTGACCTACGATCATATTTTCTACTGATGGTAAATTGATCCCTGCAGAGAACACACCGTATGAGCAAATAATAATTGCATCGTTATCATTGGCAGATTTGCGAATAAGTTCCCTGTCGTCTTTATCAACATCACCATTTACTAGATAAACTTTACGAGCATGGCCAACTGATTCTTTGATCAAGTCAAATAATAACTGGCCATGCTCGATAAATCTAAAGAATATTAGTGTAGTACCTTGACAGTTTGTGGCCAATTTCTTGATAAAATTATTTCGTTTAGGATTTGTGATGATCCATTTAATCTCATCTTCATAATCAACACCTTTAAATGCTTTGCAAATATCTTGTGGATATTCTAGAACAATAGATTTTATCTTTAATGGCACAAGTTGTTTAGCTGCAATTAAGTCTTTGGCAAGCGCAACTTCATACACAGGACCAGTTAATCCTATCATCTGGAGAATGTCGCATTTAGTATCTGAGATAGTACCAGTACATGCTAGTCTAAAAGGAACATCGACAGCCTTACCGTAGATATCCTGGAACGACTTAGATTGAATCTTGTGCCCCTCGTCTGTCATAATGAGACCAAAAGAATTAAACCACTCTGGAGTCTGTTCTTTAAGAGACTGAAACGTAGAAATAACAATAGGTTTTTTAGTATTTTTGGTAATGCCAGCAGAAATCAGATGCATATTAGAATCTACATCGTATCCATTCTTAGATGAATATTCTCTAAAGTCAGATTCCATTTGAGTTGTTAGCCCAACTGTAGGTACGATTAGCAACGCTCTAAGATCAAGTTCTTCCGTCAGATATCTGAATATAGTGTAGATCATCAGACTCTTGCCTGAGCCGACGGAAGAGTGCAAAATTGCTTGTCTATCTCTAAGAGCAATAGTGACACCATTTACTTGATAATCTCGTATCTCTAATTTATCTCCATGGGCATAGATATTAAGAGATTCCATATAATCAGATATAGTATCAAAATCAATACCAGGGGTTTTATATCCAGCGGGTAAGTATCCTGTATCTTTTGAATCATCAATAATGGAATATGTATAATCCCGAGATTGTGCAAACTCTATTACTTTCTGATACAGACCAGCTGGAATAGTTCTTGAACCAAGATTAAAAAGTCTAATCTTACCATCCCACTGACCGCGTTTAAAAGCTGGTGTATGCTTTGCTCCTGGTACTTCGAATGTCAAAGAAGAAGAAATCTCCAATGCAATATCCATATCTGTTTCAATACGGACAAAGGCATAATTTAATTTTCTGATACGGATTTGTGGAAGTTCAATGGTCATAATAAGTTCATGTTATAGATTATTATTTATACTCCAGCTTGGAACTTTTCATAATCGATGATACTCCGATAAAGGAAAGTTCTAGAATTATTTTCCTTTAGTATTGACTCACATGCCTGTACCAGAGTCTCAAGATACAAACTTTGTTCTTGCAGTTCTTGTAGTTCAGTATCTGCATCAAGTAAAGAATCCATCTCTGACTTTAACGGTTTTTTGAACAAATACTGGAGCCAACCTTTCGATACAAGTTCTTCCTTAGTAAGTTCTCCATTGAAGTACCGGATCTTGAGAGACTTCAGCTTAGCATATTTCATTGCATGTTTTCGCAGCTGGATCTTATATGTCTGCAGATGAGTGAGATACTTAGAATGAAGTATTGGGTGGGAATAGAGAGTATGCATCAGTTGAGTCTGGTCTAACTTAGAGTCAGCAGCCCATTGTTCCATCAGTTCTTCGGAGTTCAGCATTTGATATTTTAGTAGTGAATTAATTAGATTATAACACATTGTCATTTACAGTTAGTAACAATTTAGTTCATACCATTGTAAACAAAAGTAGTGGCAGATGCGTTAAATAGATTTAATCCTGTACTTGGTGGCACTTAGAACAGGATGTAGAGCCAAATCCTAGCCTCGTGCCAAAAGTAGGGATAAAGGCCAAATCTGGTATATAATATTAGATGAAGCGACTTCTTAGATGAGGGGACAAAGTGTTGGTGGTACTTACACTTTGTTTACATGCGTTATCCTAGCAGCGTACCAAAAGTAGGGATACAGTTTAATGATGAAAAAGTTCTGTAAAAACGGTAGGGAATTACCCATTGAATATCAATCTTCCATCCTGTACATTCGCGAGCCCGCAGGAACGTATATCCACCAGATTGCGTTGAAATGACTTCCTTAACAGGTGATCTTGGCAGTTTATAGTGTAGCCCACCCAGCGCATTATTGGAGTCTGCATGTCGAAAGACGATAAAAACTCAGTCAATAAGTTGGAAACATAGTAATCGTTTACTATACATTGGTTGCGATAATAGTACGATCAATTTAAAACTCAAACAAGTAGAATACGGAAAAGATCAAGAACTGGTTAAACCCAGTCATGCATTGATAGCACATCCCTGCGGTCTGTGTGGCTTCGCCATAACCTTTAAACGTAATAACTGATACCTAGATTCTTTACACTATTACAAAGAATATTGTTTATCACATTACGGGCTCGCGCTATGTCTAAAGTAGAGTATAATTGAATTTTAACATAATGGGATATTTATGTATTCACATTATAATAGACCTGTAATAGGTAAGAGTAAATCTTCAAGAAGTAAATCTAAAGCACATAATCTTGCTCTAGTCAAGAATCATATTGACACAGTAAGGAAATCTAATTCAAATACTAATTTTGAATTAGGGGTAGACTATTCAGATAAACAAATGATGTTTGACAATTTATATCATATAGTGTATATCATTAAACATAAAAGATCTGGTTGTAGATACGTAGGAATTCACTCAAGTGAACATAATGATGTATTCACAGAATATTTCACATCGTCTAAACTAATACACAAAATAATTGACATAGAGGGAGATTATTCATTTGAATATGAGCATGCTATCTATACTAGAACAAGAGATATAGCAAAAATAATTGAACGAGATCTAATTAAATTAAATTGGTCCTATAAAAGTTCTCTAAACAGATCATACGAAGCAGTAAATGGAACTATATTTCATGTAAAATATAGCCAAAATTACATGGGAATTCCTACTCATGAATGTTGCGTAAATAATGGAAAGCCAAATAAAAAGCAAATGAACTATGGAAGTAATCTAATTTTACCTTGGATTAGATAAAAGAAAAGGGTACTCAATAGTACCCTTTTCACATTTAGAACTTAATCTATATTATACGACTTGCTCTACTTCTACTGGAGCAACTTTGCTCTTCTTGGTAGGTTTAACTACATCTGGAGTTGTTACATAAGTAATAGATCCATGAATCCATACTTCGGCATCTGCAACAGAAGATGCTTCTAGAGCCTCAACTGAGTCAGTTACATATTGGTTGATCATGATGGTTGTACTTCCACTACGAATGATTCGATAACTAGAGCATCTGTTGCAACAGCCAATGTACCAGTAATTGCTAGAGCAACATCAGCAGCAGTATTGATAGCAAGTTGTGTAGGAGCAACGGTAGACACTGCACCAAACACACCATTTGCATGTACTAGTTGTGAATTAACGACACCGCGATTCACAACTCGTTTCTGAGTCTCTGACGCTAGTGAAGTCGTGACAGCAGAAGCCATAAAAGCAGAACCACCAAATTTAGCACCAACAGTCTTAGCACCTGCTGTACCGTTATTTGATTGTAGAACGGTCAACTGAACGGCACCATTTTCACCAACAGAATTAGCAACTACAGTGACATTAGCCAAAGTTACTTCGGTCGTTGCTTGGGTATAAGCAGCATTTGAACCGACAGCAGCAACTAAAGTTCCGGTAGGGATAGCTGGTGCAAAAGCAGTTGCAGGGTCTGCAAAATTGGTGTAAACTTGACCAACAGTAGTTGAAGAGAATACAACGTAGTAAAGACCAGCTAGACCACCTACAACAGCACCAGCAGGTAGCCGAACCCATGCTGCGGTATAAATTAGTGGAAGAGCGGTACCAAGTGTAATAACGCCAGCAGTAGCAACGGTACCATTAGGTACGAGGATGACAGGAACTGCAGTTTTAGCAACAACGAAAGTTGATTTTGCAACGATAGAAGATGCTGGGTTCTGTAGACCTGCAGCAAGCAATTTTAGTTCGATAGAATTCATTTATTTTCCTTAAGGATAGATTGAAAAGATAACCGGTTATGAATATTTATTTAATGTTCAACGAAGCTCGAAATATGAGTACCTAAAAGATACTGTACATTCTACTGGTTGAACCGAGTCTACCGATGTGTCAAAATGAAGACTTCCCAATGTTACAGGAAACAAATCTTTAAAATAAAATGTTCTCCCAGCATTAGATGAGTTTGTCATGGTAACCAGAGAACCATCAGATACCAATAATATCTCTCTATCGTTTTTTGGAACTTGATTCTCATAACTTCTTTGTTGAGTGATCCAGCGATAAAGTTCTTCATAATTAGCAAGACCTTCATCCACTAAAAATGATATAGTGAGTTCATCAAATTCATTTGCTGTGCCTGGGAAGAACTGTTCACCTTGCGTGTATGGTGCTGTAGCAGGTGATACCGTAAGTGACGGAACATCTACTGTAGTGCATCTAAAAACAGTTTGTGGAATTCTAGTTAGCGTGAATGTAAAACCGTTGTTCTGTAGAAAATTATTGCTATATACTTCACTCATTTAAATTCCTTTAACCTCTCTGTTGCAGCTTGTCTGATATAATGATGCATCTTTCCAGACTTATCTGCCAGTACATTTTCTAGATGTTCTTTCGTTATATGTGGGGACTTCTTAACCATATGCTCAATTGCGCCAGCCCATGTAGAAGGATTCTTCATGGCAGCATGAACTGCTTCTGGTGGCACATTAGGGTGTGTCAGTGCGTGTAGTTGTAACTCCCCATCTTTATGTCTAGTAAGAACATGTACAATATCTTCTGGCGTAGACGGATTCTGAGATAATCCCCAACGACCAGCCCAATCATGCTTATCTGCCATGATTTTATCCATGTGTTCTTCCGGTAGTGATGGATTTCTAGCCACGGCAGACCGAATTTCATCATCTTTAGATTTTAGTGCATGATCGATGTGACCGGAATGTCCATATTGAGCAAAAAATTCTTCTTTGTGACTCATAGATCATACCCATGTAATATCTTTGCTTCTTTCTTAAAATGTTGAGCAAACATAGATTTCTTATCTGATAGATTCTTATAACCGACTTTGGCTTGTTCAAGTGTAGTATTTTTATTTAAAAGAGCTCTATTAGTTACCCAGTGAGAATCATCTCTCATAGCTTTATCGAGATGTTCTCTACTTGCTTTGGGATGCTCTGCTACCATAGATCGCACATCTTCTTCAGAATCATTCACTAATTTATCAATATGTTCTTTAGACAAATTTGGATTTCTTGCTACGGATTCTCGTTTATAGGATGATGGAGAATTTACCAATTTATCTATATCTTCTTTGCCTAGAGATGGATTTCGAGCAGCTTGCTCAATAGTATTCTGATCATGACTTTTTAATGCTTCTTTGGCATGATCGGAATCTCCATATTTAGCAAGAAACATTGATTTATCGGTCATAATTAATCCAAAAGCTCAGGTTTCTCTTTCCACGCCTTATGAAGAGCAGGAGCGATGGATTTAAAATCTTCATGTGAGATAGGATTATCTTTGGCATCCATAAAACTATTTGACTCTGGGTGCATCTGGAATACTGCGCCATCGGATTTACGATGTATTACATGTAGTTTTCCTTGCTTGTGATATTGATCGAACATGCAGTTATCAGAACGAGCAGCAGTACACCATGATGTACCTGTGCCTCCTCTAGCATGACCTCCACCGTATAGATCCTGAGAAGGTTCTTTCTTGGTCAGATGATAGATAGCAATATCTTTATCTTCATGAACTAATTTATGTCCAGGTTGATCAAGAGTTTTCTCTGCTTGTTTCTTAGAAGTCATTGTTCCTAGATGTGGAGCAATCTTATCTTCGATATGTGAAACTGTAGGATAATTCTTGGTAGTGAGTTGCTTCTCTTCTGGCTTCAGTTTACCTTTATACTTATCAAAATCCGATAGAGCAGCTTTTAGACGTGGAGCATCTTCTTGCTTCAGTGCTTTGCTGCGATATAGACCAACGGCATATTGTGTATGAGCTTTATTCTTAGTAGGGTCTGCGTGGTCTGCTAGATGTTGTACAATTGATGGGGTGTCTTTATGTTTTGCCAACGGATCATGGTCTGTAGATAGAGTTTTGGTGTTCTGTTTAAGATAATCGAGTCGATCTTCTAAAAGAATGCCCTCATTCATCATGACATAGCTAATTGCTGATTCGGTAATAATTGCCATTTTGGTGTTCCTTATTTACTTATTTAATCTTTGCGTGAATAGATTTTAATTGATGTAAAAACTTGTTATCTGGATTCGCATCAATAATCTTTTGTCCAGCTTCTTTTGTAATATTTTTGTGTTGTAGAGCCATTGCAGCAATATGATCTTGACCAGAGTCTTTGCCTGCCTTTACACCTAAAGTCTCTAATGATTTAGTATTTAGATGAGGCGAACTCATTAACATAGTATGACCGACGTGCAATCTGCCAAAAGCACCTTCATTTTGTTGTGCAACATGATTAATATGCGACGGAGCAGAAGATAAAACATCAACAGCATCTCTGTCATAGAATGGAGTTTTGATGTTAAAATGAGCAGCAGCTTTCTTATATTGGGGTTCTTTCAGCTTGGAGATATCAGCATGTGAAACTCGTTCAGTTGTGATTTTATGTCCATTTGCAATCTTTGGATAGTGTCCTAGGTCCATAGATTTATGTACAATAGTATCATTGACAATTTCATCTTCATCTTCGCCTTTATGTTGGGATGCAACTTTATCTAAGTGAGATTTGGTAGCATGCTTATTCATAAGAGCATATGATCTAACATAAGGAGATTTATCGGTAACACCTTTATCCACGTCTTCTTTGGTACCGTGATCTCTTAGCGATCTTGATCTGACTGAAACATGAATAGAATTCATTGCTTCCTTCTTGTCAGAATTTGGATTTTCTAGAGCTGCATTTGCTACATCTTGTTTTGGATGATTTAGTAGAGGTGTAATAACTTTAGATGAAACATTTTTATTGGAAGCAACATCACGCAAAATTCCTGCTGATGTCTTATCAGGATCGGAGTCTTCATCTTTAATTAGATGTGAAGCTTGCTTATCATTTAGTAAAGGATTAGATGCTGCGGTTTGTCTAATCACGGACGAACTACTCTTAACCGCATCATCTAAGTGGCCGGAATGGCCAAATTTGGCAAGAAACATATTTTTGTTATCTGACATAAAAACTCCGAAGTATTCGTATATTTAATGATATAATCTATTCATACCAAAATTCAACTGGATATCAAAATGACAACTACCCAAGTAAAAACTGCACTGATCCGATTCTCTAAAGCTTCCAATAAATGGCAAGCTGTATATGGTTCTCAATTACTTACATCTTCTCAACACAAGAAAAATGTCATTTATGCAATTGAGAATGGGACATCACGACGAGCAGCAGAACTTGGAATTACATCATGGGAAGAACTTGGTTCTGCCACAGAACAGGTTGGGCATTCCACACCACTGATTGAGTTTGATATCAATGAACGATTTGAGTTTCTAGAGAATTTTGTTGATATGTGCGCTCAAAGAGATATGAAGTCTACAATAATTTGTGGGTCCGGTGGTCTTGGAAAAACTTTCACTGTTAAACGTCAACTCGCTCGTAATGGTATTTCTGAAATCATTCCTCAAGAAAATGAAAATGATGAAACTCCAGAAGAAATTAAGAATCTTATTGGAAATACAGAACTTGAAGAATATATTGTTGTTAAGGGTTACTCTACTGCAAAAGGTTTATATAGGACTCTTTGTGAAAATCGTAATCGTCTAGTAATTTTCGATGACGCTGACAATATTCTTAAGGATCCAGTTGCCACCAACATTTTGAAGGCTGCTCTAGATTCTTATGATCGCCGGATTGTAACTTGGAATTCAGAATCTTCGTTCTCTGGTTCAGACCTTCCAAAATCATTCGAGTTCACTGGTGCAATCATTTTTATCTCTAATCTGAACATGTGTAATATTCCTCAAGCTCTAATCTCTCGTTCAGCAACTGCTGATGTCTCTATGACTCGCCACGAAGTAGTAGAACGAATGCGTATGATTGTCTCCGAGGGAGAATTCATGGACGATGTAGATATGAATATCAAAAATGACGCACTGGATTTCATCGAAGAACATATTGACAATGCACAGATTAAGACAATCAACCTGCGCACTCTCATTGCGGTTGTGACTAACCGTCGTTGTAAACCAGCGAACTGGCAACGTCTGTCATTGAGTATGATGATTTCAGCACGATAGGAACGCTTAGAACAGATGTAGGTGAAAGATAAACACTAATATGATGTAACACATGTCTATCAACTTAGAAACGACTATAGAGCTGATAAGTTTATTAGAATATGTGTTATAATTATTAGACTAAATAGAAACACCAAACATTATGAAAGAACCTCTATGACACCAACACGACATCCTATCTATATAATTTCAAAGGGTCGATGGGAATCCAGATTAACTTCTAAAACATTAGAAGAAATAGGTATTCCATATTATATTGCAGTTGAGCCTCAGGAATTTGATGCATATGCTGCAGTGATAGATCCAAAAAAGATTCTAGTTTTACCTTTTTCTAATCTTGGTCAAGGTTCTATTCCAGCGCGCAATTTCTGTTGGGAACATTCTATTGCTGCTGGTGCAAAACGACATTGGCTGCTTGATGACAACATCCGCCATTGCTACCGAAACCATAACAACCAAAAATTGAGAGTAGTATCGGCAGCACCATTTCGGGCTGTAGAAGAATTTTCTGATCGATATGAAAATGTAGGTATTTCTGGGCTGAACTATCATTACTTTGTACCATCGAATGTAAAGAAAGATCCTTATACACTGAATACTCGGATCTATTCGTGTATTCTTCTTGATAATTCTTTGAAACATCGGTGGCGAGTTCTTGATGTAAATGGTGTTCCAGCACCATATAATGAAGATACTGATCTATCAATCCGCATACTGAAAGATGGGCATTGCTCAGTTCTTGTTAATGCGTTCTCGTGTGGGAAAGTAACTACATTATCAATGAAGGGAGGAAATACTGAAGAAGTATATAAACTTGGTAATACTACAGAATTCGATAATCGTTATAAATTTGCAGAATCACTCCGCCAAGCACACCCAGATGTAGTAACAGTAACACAGAAATGGGGTAGATTTCATCACCATGTAGATTATTCTCCCTTTGAAAACAACCAACTTATTCTTAAAAAAGATTTAATTGTTAATAGAGAAATTGATAATATGGGACTTCGTCTAGCACAATTAGATGATGACGGCAATTTTTTAAATTGGGTGGAGAATTAATGAGTAAACTTGAAAATAATATATTCTTTCTATCTGGGCAAGATGATGGATTTGACCCACATGGGTGGCACGGACTTCCAGAATTTGTACAAGACGTAAATGAAGCACCATTTGTTCTGGCTATTCATGTCAAGAACAAAGAAGATCTAC